TATGCACAAGAGTGATGCGGTCGGCAACGATGGGCGCCCACATGCGCCAAGTAACCAACCGGTGCCGGGTGCCAGCGAAGGTGCAGGTCCGGTGGGACAACCGCAATCGTAATGACTTGCCCGGCTTAGCCGGGTTTTTTATTGGCGATGAGGTAACGACAAAAACGAAAAAACCGCCCTTAGGCGGTTACGACATTGCTTATATAGCTTTGTTTTAATTAGTCTTTTGAATATGGTGCCCGGGGCGGGACTTGAACCCGCACAGCCATAAGCCGAGGGATTTTAAATCAGGCGCTTTTTTGATTTACTTCAATTAGTTGTACTTACTTTTCATAAAATATGATTAAAAATTGAACTTTACATATCAATCGCTTGCGATGCATGTAAACGCAATATTATGAACATAAATTATCAAAAATGAGGTTGTTATGGCCGACATTGTTACTGGCTTATCTGCTCTTAATGCTGCCTTTGATATTGCTAAAGAATTGAAAAATGCTTCTTCAGCCTACAATGATGCAGAGATTAGGCTTAAGATAAGTGAGCTCTACAGTGCCTTATCTGAAGCGCGAATAGAGTTAGCTGATGCCCAAACTGAAATTCATGGCCTAAACGAAAAAATCAAAGATTTGGAAGGCAAGCTTAACTCCTCAGATGAAATGATTTATAAGGATGGCGCTTACTACCGTGCTGTTCCGCTAGAAAACAAACCAAATGGCCCATTCTGCCCTGCTTGCTACGAAGGTCCGGGTAAGAAGACTTCAAGCATGAGCCCTGTAGCGAGACAGTTCTCATTCGCTGGTAAATTCAAATGTAATACCTGCGATAAATACGTGAAGTGAGCATGTTCGCTAACCGCTTCGCTAGCGTTTCACTGAAGCCAACCTATCATCAAATTGTCACTTCTACTTCCCTTGATGTTGACCATGCTCTCATTGGAAATGTTTAGCACCGGATTGTGCTGAGCCCGGCCCCCCCACCAGTACCGGGCTTTTATTTTTAAAATTAAAAAAATTAAAATGCTCGGCTACATATGCAGTTTAAGAAATTCTTTATCATTCAGGATTTGTATCAACACATTTCAATAAATTTATGAAATTTACAGGTATTTGGTTTATTTACTTACAGTGAGAAACTAATTGACTGAGGGCAGGCTAATCCCTTACATTTCACGCGGGTCCTCATACCCTCGAAAGCAAACTTTTTGGTATTGGCTATTTAATTATTGCCCGTGTGTTGCGGGCTTTTTTTTGCCATAAATTCCAAATACTGGCTACTATTGATTTGTCGCCATCCCACCAACTGGTGACGATCCTATGAAGCGACATCACCCTGATGTCCATTGTCGGCGAACTGCTATCACCCCATTCGCCGAAACCCACTGCGTAGGTGGGTATTTTTTTGTTATCAGAGGAAACCTGTATGGAATTGTCACCCAAAGCCGTAGTTGCCCTGAACGTAGTTGCTGAAGTGCTGCTTGTTTCTGGCCTGATGTGGTACAAAGGTTTTTGGTAATAGGTTGCCTGGATGTTTCTGAGAAGAATATATAACTGCCTTATTTTAATAGTCAGCAGCTACTCCACATTTATTAACAGCTGAGTCCATAATGATGCAGGGCATCTGAGTTTCTGAAGCCCTCTGAGGCTTGCGCCCGTTTCCCATTCCAGAACAAACACCTGTCTTTAAGCCATAAGCTAACGATACCTTCACAACGGATTGTACCCTTTTGCATTTGACGCAGAGTTAATCCCTGCCTCCTCTCCAGCCACAGGTGCAGTGCTTCTGTCAGCGCAACCTGCATATACGGTTGAAACGATAAGAAAGAGCAATCTGATACAGAGTTTATTTCGGAATTTTGTAATCATTCCTCCCCCTTCACAGCATGACTTCGGTCAATACAGACTTCTGCTCATGGAAACGAGCCAACTCAGCTGCGACAAATAATAGATTGCCTTATGGGAAAATAACTCAGTTAGGAATTTACTTAGCTGCTTTTAAGACTTTAATTGACTGGACACCGCCTCAGAAAAAACACATTTTAATGTTGGGGACATCACTGTGTTCTCTCCTCAACAAAGATAAATTGATGCCTTTTTTGCCGCACCGCGGCCATCACCCGGTGCGGCTTTTTTTTGCGTTACAGAAACAGCACCCAGAACGCAGGCATGCTTACACTGCTATGCCTCGACGCGAAGCATAGCTCTTGATGTAAGCATACATTTGCGCTTCTTCTGCATTGGTTAACGCTCTGTTCCACAACATCGCCGTCATGATTTCTGTTGCAGCCGTCGCGTTGCCGTTCGGCCCCTGAGTACCGATGCGCAGTGTAGCCTTATTACGCAGGTCCCTGACGTTTCCGGAAACCAGTGCAGTCGTGGCCAGCGTCCCTTTTGTCAGGTTTTTGATATACCGGTTACCTGCGGTCCCTGCTGCGCCTGCACCATCAATTTTACCCAGCATGGCACGCCATGAACTGTCTCCCGCGGCAGAAAGTGACGTGGCCAGACCGGACTCCGCCGCAAGAATGGCAGTATTCGGGTTAGAAGTGGCACCTGCAACACCGGTATATGAAGCGCCGAGCATTTCCTGCGTGCCTGACGCCTCAAAAACAATGCCAGAGCCGTTTGCAGTGATGGAGGCACTGCCATCCGTCGTGTTCTGATTGTAGTTTCCAAAGAACTGCATGCGGCCTGACTGAGGGGCATACACCTTGCCCACAACCAGCAATGTCATATTAGCCTGCTCTGCAATCCCTGTATCAATATAGGCAGACGGTGACAGCTGTGAGCTGTACTCCGTGGTATGAACGGGTGTGCCCGTTATTGATGGCTGCACGCTACCCAAAATCTGGTTGTACCATTTACCTTTAGAGCCCCCAAACCACACACCAAGAAGGCCGTCCATTACCGGGACATTGATACCCATTGAAAATGCCTGAGCATTGACATTTTTACCCACCAGAACAACACCCATTATTTACCCTCTTCTGTTGCTGAGATAACGTCCGCCCCACACCAGTTCTGAAGTGCGTATGGTTTACCGTTCAGTTCTGAAATAGATTCGGCTGCGGGAGAACCGCCGACGAGTTCCCACTTATATGTCGATAAAGAGTCATCGCTGTCAGCAATATTATGTACGCCTGAATGGTTTGTTTTATCACCCAGCCAGATATTAACCGGCGACAGCAAATCACGGGATGCCCTAATCTGTACGACAGTATCTGAGACAACTGAGACAGTAAGGTCAGTATCATAAAGGGTCCCACCACCGTCTTTTATGGTGAATCCTTTATCTGCAAAGCTTGTTGCAACATTTCCGACATAGCCCGGTGAAAATTTAATTGGCGGAACAGGTACAGTGAAACTGATATTAACCGTGTCACCCGAATAGACAGCCTCACGCATGCGGAATACAGGTTTCCCGCATCCGCGATGGACCCTGTCCATCGCCTTCCCGGCATCGCAGCCAAACCAGCGATATGAATTAGCAAAGAGGTGGTTATCGTTAGTGTCAGTGTTTACCGGGTTTGGCAACTGGCCCACAGGGTTAACAAACGTTGCCAGTCCCGGGTTATTGTCGCAGAAATCCAGTAACGCTTTTGATACTGCAAGACTGTTGGCATCGGACGAATACATCCCACCCAGCTGATAACTGTACCAGTGAGGTGGCAGGCTCTGACCAAATATCGCCATGCCGTCAGCGCAGATATTGTTATATAGGGTCGTCAGTGCAGAATAATAAGAGGCATAGGCCGTTGACCCGTCATTCTCTCCCTGCATCCACAGTACACCGCAAAAACGCGTTGTCTTTCCGTCCGCATCTGCAGCATCTTTAATGCCCTGCAAAGCCGTAATAACGTGATCATAAAAATTCGGCGATGCGCCTTTGCTTAACTGTGCAATGGTTTTTCCACCAACGCCACAGCACGCACCTGCAAAGGTACGGGCAGTATCGTTGTCTGTCATCAGTCTCTGATTGTGCAGAAACTTACCAAAATTCAGCCACCCGGAAAGGGATGTTTCACCGAAGCTGCCACCTGATGGATCAATATTACCCGCATCACGCTGGCGAACTTCAACCAGCTTAACCAGTGTGTCAGAACCACCTGCCGGGCCATACTCTTCCGAAGTGGTCGTGCTGATGAAGTTAATACCTCGAGGTGAATTCCCCAGCATCAGGTTTCCAAAGGCATTAACGGTTGATAATGGCACCTGGCTGTTGGTGCCCACAGAGAAAGACTGACCATAGATGATGAAGACATTGATATCTGCGGTGGGCATCTGCGTCAGATAATAGCGCTGCCGCATGTCAGCAGACACTTTTGCCAGGGCGTTGTTACCCATGCGGGCCACTGTATCAACCGATGAAGTGGTAACGTCACTGCCTTTTATTTTCGTCTGAAGTTTAAAATCACTGGTTAGCCTGAGGAACACGATGCCGTCAGGGTCTTTCATGGTGAGGATGTCATCGCTGCCATTATCAACGGACAGCCTGATAGCCTCCGATTCGATACCGAAATCACTGCTCATTAATGACACAATCTGCGTAAGCCAGTCGTACTTCACCGTCACGCCCAGGGCTCTGGCCGCACCATCCGTAAACTGTGCAAGGAGACGCCCATCTTCATCCTGAATACACAATCCATCACTGCTGTTTTTGAACAATGAGAAAATCAGATTACTGAGAAACTCCGGCATCAGGCTGACCTGCTGACTTTCAAGCCCGACCCCCTTTTCACTCAGGCTCACCTTTGCTGCAACGAAGCCATCTTCATCGCAGAAATCAACAAGGCTCACTGAGTCTGCGCTGGATTTTGCGATGCCTGTAGCCAGCTCAACCGCGTCATTCAGTGCCACCAGTGAAGGCAAGCTTTTCCCCGTTGCTACCAGTGTGCCACTGGTGTTGATATATTCATCGGCAAGCGTCTCATCACTGGTGCTGCGCACATACGTAACTGAACCTACGGGAATATTGGCAATATCAGTCTGAGCGGCGGTAAGCGTCATATACTGACGACTCAGCGGCACGAGGTTCTTCAGAGGGTCCTCGACCATATCAACCAGCTTTGCAATATGCCCCCAGCTCGGCCCCTTAAACTCCGTACGGTCTGGCCTGGTAACCGTCACCGATGGGTCGTCGCTGTAGATTTTCTGCCAGTTCTGGAAATCAAGAATGCGGCCACGCGCCACCTGTCCGAAGTCATTAATGATCTTCTGCGTAATAGCTACCTGCATCAGGGCAGGAACCGCAGTCCAGGCCAGCCCTGAAACGGACGGACCGTCAAAGGGCTCTGCAAGCACAATCTTGACGTCTGAGGTCACGTCAGCAACCACAATGGTATAAGGCGCATCACCCACGGTGACGTAAACAAAGTCACCGGCTTTGAGCTCTGAGGTGAAGCCTGTCCCGTTACCGGTTACAGCGGTGGAGCCATTCATTAAAGAAATAGTGCCTGCTGGCATAGTTTTCTCCGGGCAATAAAAAGCCCGGCGCGAGAGCCGGGCTGAAGGTTTCAATAGGTATCAGGTGTGAAACTGGTTCGCGGTCGGTGCGGCGAAAATCTGCGCGGACCAGCTCGTATGCTCGCGCTGCCCCTGGTTAAGGGCGCCCGCACGCAGTTGCACATTAGCCGCGCCCGTGCCGATATCGAATGAAAAGGTGTATTCAGACACCTGATTTGTGCCATCGCCTCCCCCGTTGTAACTGACGAGCGGAGTGATCGTCTGCGTACTTCCATCGGGTAACTGAACGATCACACTCGAGCCGGTCTGGCTGTTGTTCCTCTGTCGCAGAATACGGCCGCTGATGGTCATACTGACGTCGCCCCGGCCGGCCGTGCCATCCCAGTAAATCACGCTGCTTGCCCCAGTATTGCTGTGGTAAAAGCTGAAGCTCTTTGCCTGCATCAGCGGACCGTTTATGCGGTTTGCGCTCAGCGTCCCTTTGATGGTGCAGTTCTCGTTAATGGTAACGTTGTTGAGCTCACCTTCACTCGCGAAAATCTTCCCGCGCACGATGACGCCGGAAAATTCAGCCGTGCCATTTTTATTGATATGCCAGCCGGTCTGACCTGCAACATACCCCGTGGACTCAATGTAATCACCAATCATGGCGTTGGTTATCCATGCCTTACCGATAAAGGCCTGGTTAATCAGTACCTGCCCGTCCTTAATAATGAACGGTGAATAGAGCGTGTTCCCGCTACCGCTCAGCACCACAAACTGATTCGCATTAACCGCAAAACGGGTCTCAACCTGCGTGCCGTTGACGATGGCCGCCACGGAAATACCCGCATCGTATTTCGTGCCGTTGTAATTCAGCCCCATTTTCATCGTCCAGATAGCTGACGGGCCGCTGGCATCCGCATAGGCGGTAAACTTCTCCTGAATCACCGCTTCCTGCTTCTCAAATTTTGCCGCCACGTCCTTTTCCGTCTCGGCAAGGGCGCTGGTCGCATCCACGGCAATTTTACGCGCCTCGATAATACCGGCACGGTTATCACCGTAATTTTTCCACTGCTGCTCCACATCGTCATAGCTGGCAAGAATAGTTTCTGCCAGCAGTTGAGGATCGGTAATGAGCGGTGCAAGCAGCGCCTTCCCGTCAGGCGTCTGGAGATACTTTTCCAGCGTGTCCTGGATTAACGCGTTGGCGTCAGTATTGCTGGCTCCCGCAACAAATTCTGTCCAGTCACCGGTATTACCGATTTTGTCCACCAGCCTTGCGCGGTACCAGCGGTGAACACCAGCAGGCACAGGGCCATGCTGATAGCTCACGCCCGGATAAGGCACATAGGCAAGGAACAGAGGATTCTGCCCGTCTGCTGTCGTTGATACCTCGATCTCGGTGTATGCCGTATCGCCTGATCCAGCAGGGAAGCCCCAATGAATGTTGATGGCCCACACCACATCAGTAGAGGCCAGCAGACTGACCGGAGTGCCAGGTTTGCCAATTTTGCCAACCAGCGTTGTTGACTGCGCATAGCCCCACGGTGATGAAACGTCCACCGCATTGACGGCGCGAACACGCACGTCATAAATACCGGCATAGATGCCAGCGACGGTGAAGCCCTTAGCGCTCTGCTGGCCGACGTTCACCCAGTCTCCGTTATCCTTGCGCCACTGCGCTACGTAGCTGATGGCGTTTGGCACTGAATCCCACGTCACCTGCATACAGGCAACGTTTAATCCCTGCTCAACGTAATCAACCTGAGAAATCACCACGTTTTCTGGCTTATTCATGACGCCAGGCGGAGTGATGGTGATCGGTGGCGGGTCGATTTTTACACCGTCATCGATATAGCGGTATTTGTTCGGGTCGTGCTGAACACCGCCAACCGTGAAAGTGCCGTCATCATTGGTGGAAATAGACGTTACACGGAAATACTGAATCGCCAGATTGTCGCTGTCGATTGCCCACACAGCCCCGGAAACCGGCGTCTGGCTGTATGCCGTGCTGACGCGTACCGTTTTTTTATCCGCGCTGACAGACGCAATGGTTCTTGTCTGCGCCATGCCGTCAGGAAGGTTGAGCACCAGACGATCACCGGCAGAGTAATCAATTGCCCTGTCCAGGGTGACATTGAGCCCGCTGACCGCGCTGATTCGACCGCCATTCTGTTTACCCGCGCGAAAAGCATCCGCTACGCCGATAATTTTAGCCGGCAGCGGAATGAAGCCATCCAGACCAACGTTGAATGAGATGGTCCCGTCTTTTGCATTGGAGAGAATGGCCCAGCGGCCACGACGGTGCGCCTCGCTCTGTGAGGTGCAGCCAATAGCGGTGATCTTGCTTTCGTTGACGCCATAGCGCTGAACGAGGTCAGCCTCGTAAACGCCTTCAACCGAATCGGTATAGTGGTTCTGTGGATCAGACCAGCTTACCTGACAGGAGGTGTAACGGTTTTTGTAAGAGCCGCCGCCATAGGTGAACAGGCCGTCAATGACGTTAGAGCAGTGGTAGACAAAATCAACATCGTCCTGCGGGACATCGGCATTAACATAAATCTGGTCATTGCCCCAGAAGGTGATGCCGCGGAACACCGCCGCAATATCCTTGAGAACGGTGTAAGCATCCTGCTGGCTCTGAATGAATACGTTACAGGTAAAGCGCGGCTCAGTTCCGCCAGCTCCATCCGAAACCTTCTGATCGCAATACTGCGCGATTGCATACAGCTCCCACTTATCAATCATGGTGGCATCGACACGGTTTCCCATGCCGTAAATCTCATCGAGCACCAGATCGTAAAATATCCACGCCGGGTTATCAGTCCATGCCAGTTTGAAATCACCCTGCCATGTGCCGCTATACGTGCGGCTGATTGGGTCATACGTTGTCGGTACTCGGATCAACTTGCCTTTCGGCTTACAGGTGATTTTCGGCGCGCTACCGTTGAACTGGCTTGAATCCAGCTCGACGTATAGCAGCGCAGTATTCGGGTAGCGTAGTTTGCTGTCGATCACCTCCGCAAATGAAAAAACCTTGAAGGCGTTCATCAGCTTCGTGGAAGTTGAGTCAGCGGTGATTCTGCGCACGCGGATTGACCATCCGGTCGTTGCTTTAGACAAATCAATGCGATGATCGCGCTGATATTCGGATGTGGTTTTGCCATCGAACGTGCCGCTCACAACCTGAACGTAAGCGCTGCCGTCGGTTGAAAGGTCAATAGCATACTGTGTCACGGTTCCGACCATGTCACCGTTATCTTTGTACAGGTAATGCAGCGGCAGACTCAGCTTTATACGCACAGCATCGAGAGACAGGTTGCTGAACTGGCGAATCCACGGCGCGGTAGTGGATACCTCAACGCCAACCGAAGATTCGTTATCTACTTCGGGCATGCCCTGAATGTATGACTGGTCCTGCGTGCCCTTGCGAAAATCCCATTTAACGCCTGTAAAATTATAACCACCGCTGTTGTTGGCAAGAGGCGTGTCATTGATATAAATTTCCTGCGCCGTCAGGTCTCCCTGAATCTCGCCCTCTGAGATCGCCAGAAGCATCTTCAGCTTCGCAACTGAAAGCAGGTCATCCGGCTCTTCTACTGGCGTGTGAGCACTACCGCCACCACCGCCTTTATATCCCTGAATTACGCGCGCGCCCTGAAGAAGTTGCATATTGCACCCATAAAAAAAGCCATCCGGAGGTGGCTGGATTGCGAGAAGGTCTTATTGCTGGTCGCTGGAGAAGATTCCGGCGCTGATGATGGCACCGCCAATTTCGCGCTGGCCGTAAAGTACCGGTACCGGATAACCCATCGCGACAGTGTTTACTGGCGCGCCAAAAGCATAGTTTGGCTGGTTGTCCGTGCTGGATGCCGACCCGATGTTATAGCTGGGCTGCGGGGTGAGCATGCTGACCACGCCACCCAGCATCATGCTGATGCCGATGCCGGTTAAAATGGTTGTAGCCCCTATAGCACCAGCAGTCATTGCGGCACCCCATGCAGCAAGACTCGCACCTGCAGTAAAGAACGCGGCCACCAGCGCGATCGCGCCGATAACGATTTGCAGAACACCCGCCTGCTTGCTGCCTTCGATTACCTGGCTCATCCGGTATTCAGTCGCACCGGTAGACATGTCAAACTCCTCCAGCCCGATGTTTTTCCCGCCGCTGTAGAAGGCAACACGCACC